CTAACGAGGCGCAATCTCTCTCAATACGATATCAGTATTTCGTTCCCGACGCATGATATCCGCGCCGAGACAAAAAGCGTCGCGGGGTGGAGCAGCCCGGTAGCTCGTCAGGCTCATAACCTGAAGGTCGTAGGTTCAAATCCTACTCCCGCAACCAAATCTAACAACAATATCAATGACATACGCCCCGCCTAACAGCGGGGCTTTAGTATGCCCAAACCCCAGGTCAACAATAGGTCAACAAAACACGGCAAGTTGCGACGGGGCGTCTCGGGCACATTGGCACTTGTTATAAAAATGAGCGGGTTTCCGATGACCTTGCCCTGAATCAATACAAAAATTGCCGCCACTTCTGATGCGAGTACAATATGACCGAAATGGTTAACCGCTCCTCGGGCGAACCCGGTGAGCAATCGTGATGTCAGCAATGGTCAACCCTGTAGTCTGAAGTTGGTTGCGAACTTCATCATGGATTGGTGCCTGCTTTTCCGGGTCGGAAATCGTCATCAGAATCGTGAAGGGCACACCGTCGGTTGGAAATTTTGCTCCTGCACGAGTTAGGGACTCTAAGCCAAGCTGCCAGTTCGAGGTGTTTCCGCGCCCCTGCTTCATCGCGGCAAAATAGCGCTTGATCGGTGACCATTTTAGACCGGTCATCAGCATATACTTTTCGGTCTTATGCATTCCCTGCGGAACTTCAGCGCCATCATGGTTCAGTTGGCTTTTCCACTCTGTTTCGAGGGTCTTAGCGTTTATCAATTCCTGCCGAACAAAAGCCTCTAGCTGCACACGCTGAGCTTCCTCTTTGTGGTCGGGATCAATGGGCGGCGTATAGGCCAGCGTCAGGTCAATCCGTCCACGACATCCGCCCTTCGCAGTCACCATCGATTGTGGCCATGCGAAGGGAAATGTCAGAACCTGCCGCGCCCTTAGAGTTTCGCTGAACACAAGCGTAATCGCAAAAGGATCATCCATCAGCATTGCATCTGCTGGAGGGGACATCCCAAACCCGACAAACTCGCGGCTAATATGCCTCAAACTTTTGTGGCGAAGAGCCTCCGGGCGCTGAGAACGATGAACAGGCAGACCAAGCAAAATTTCACGAGGTGCACGGCGATCAAGCCTCTGATCTAGCGTGGCGATTATTGCAGATACGTTTGGAGCCGCGAAGCTTGTTCCGCAATTCTCTACGGCCTCGCCAGCAGGGTTTATAGAGGTGAGACCCGTGCGATTGCCTGATGCCGCACTTGGCGCCACGCCGCCAAAGTGAGCAAGGTCCGGCTTCCGAGAGCCGCCGACGCCTGGTCCGCGGCGGGTGTACGTTGTTGGCATCCCCTCGCTGTGGCCGATGATTCCGGGTGGACTTACTGCCCCGACCGTCAAACCGAGAAAATGTTCTGCGGGAGGTACGATCTGCTCTTCGCGCCCACCGAATGCTGCGAGCATCTGAACGGCGGAACCGGGATCAGCAGGCCAGATTGGACGGCTACCGGCAGCGGATAAGTTGCCAGCCGAGACCACCATAATGACATCGTTCGCCCTTGCAATCCGGTCAAAACGATCCGCTATCGGAGAATAGGCAAATCGACTCCGTGGATAATTAATTCCAAAACTAAAATTGAATATCCGCACACCATAATCACGCTTGGCAGACTTGATTTTTTCGTCGAGAAGATCGAAGAAAAACTCCATATCGTTGTAATAGTTTGGGCGGAGATCCTTGCGGGGAAAGATGTCGAGGTCGTAAAATTTGCAACCTGTCGACTCCATTGCTTTCGCGATGTGAGGGTTGAGCTCACCTCCAGCGACAATTAGCCCGGCGATGAAGGAGCCGTGATTTTCGTCACGATCTGACACGGGAACTAAGCCAGCATCGCCCACACACCAAGGAGACAAAGAAGGAATATTTGCAGCGCCTCCGTCGATAATACCCACGACAGGATAATCAGAATCCTTTTGTGGCAGCCTGATCGTCTGTGCAGCGCCAACAGGAGAAGTTGCAGCTGGCGCCGCTTCAATTAATGGCGGCAATTCAATGCTGCGAACCAAACTCTGTTCGGATAACAATGTAAGAAACTCTTGATGCCGCGATGCCGACAGATCGAGTTCAACGGGTCCACCGTCGTCTCGACGTCCAATTTGACCGGTAGCGATCTGTGGCTGTCCATCTGGGTTAAACGGCAGTGCGACCTGACGCTCGCCGCCAAGCGTTAGCTGGGCAGTGACTATGAGCGGCGGCGCGCCATACTGGCTGGTTTGCTCCGATGGCAAGAACGGCCTGGCTGAAATGCCGCTGATACTCGTCAGCGCGATCCTTAGCTTCGCCACTGCCGATGCGACGGCTGCGGCCCCACGTTCTGGATCAGGACGAAACAACTCGATAATGTATCCGCCGAGGACGTTCGGTTGAGCAAGCCATGCTACGGCTTGCTCAGCCGAAAATGACAGTCGGTCCAAGGGGTCGTGCAGTTTTAGGTCGTCGATAGCGCCGACTTCGCTTCGGTAGCCTGAGGGCCGTTTTTCCATCTCGCCAGTTTTTGAGTTTGGTGCCATTCTTGGAGTGGCTTCAGCTCGCTCACCGACAATGCGCTCAAGACGCGATATCGCTTCTGGTGTTACTTGGAAAATGATTTCCCCGATGCCTTGGGCTCCAACAAGAGCAAATCCGTGTGACTCTGTAAACAATGCGCCTAGTGGTCGGTAACTTTTGGCAAGAGCATCTTCGCGCATCTGAACTTTCACAAAGCCCAGCCGATCGTTTCGCTCCCGAAGAGATGCTTCAATAGCCTGCAGCCTGCCTTGGACCTTCTTCTTGTGATTGGCAAATCCGCGATCGTCATCACTGTAGAAATCCTTGTTGCCGCCACCAAATGGCTGCTGCTCGGGAACATCTATAAATCGTTTTGTGTCCAGCAAGACCTGAATTGGTCGAAGTGATACGTCAGCCATTTCCAATATCCTCCGAAACGTCGTCGTCGTTTGGCCGAGTTTTTCGCGTCTTTCTGGAAATCGCGCTCTGTGTCAGGCCTAATAACTCACCTGTGTCCTTTTGCGTGAACCCTTCGGCCAGAAGGGCTTGCGCCAGCGTATCATCTGGCCCAAGAAGCAACTCTCGTCGCCGAACATCGAAGAGCCTTCCGTTCAAGGCCGCTTGCCTTTTTAACGCTTCGTGGATCATCAGCCCACGTTTATGGCCACGTATTTCGCGCGCTACCGACACTGATGAATTCGGGTCAGTTTTGATGCCATCCCCGTGTAAAACGAAGAATCGTTTTCCGCCTATTACTAGAGCCTCGACGTCTGCGCCACTCATGCCTTCTGTGACCCAAACGAGAAGACGCCGCTCGACGTCGGATAACCGAAGCGGTTTCACAAATCGATCTAGCATTACGCTGCGTGCATCATTGCCCGGCTTTGGAACCTCGATACGCGCTTCAAAGCGCCTCCAGACGGCGGCGTCGAGTAAATGTTCGTGATTAGTGGCTGCAAGTGTCAACCCACGGCCATTGCGTGCATCGATCGATTGCAAAAGGCTATTGACGACGCGCTTGATTTCTCCAACTTCCTGTGCGTCGTCTCTCGCTTTAGCAATCGCATCAAACTCATCCAAAAATAGCGCACATCTATATCGGTTTGCAAAATCGAACAGCGCTCCTATGTTGCGCGCAGTCGTTCCCAAGAAAGAAGAAACCAAACCGTCAAGGCGAGCTTCGACAAGCGGCAACTCAAGTTGGCGCGCGAGATACCGCGCGAGATTTGTTTTTCCTACGCCCGGTGCTCCATAGAGCAGGCAACGTGTGTGCGGGGCGGTTCCAAGCCTGGCCAATTCATCAGCGCGCTTCCATTCAGCGAGTAGGTCCGAGATGGCCTCCGATAAGGCGATGGAAAGAACCGGTACTTCGGCCGTGTTGTCCTCTGGGAATAGCACGCGGACCAAAGCGGCACCCGTCTCTTTGTCGTGCGGAAGTGGCGTTGTTCGGGTCAGGGTTTCCCCCGGCATTCTGCGGCGAACTGCTTCGCCGGTGGCTCGCATCTCGTCGAAGGCCATCGGCATCATCGACTGCTTGCGGTTGCTTCTGTTCAGCACACGGGCGAGTTTTGCTGCCTGATCTTTGTCTGATTTCGCCAGCGCATCACGCAGACGTTCAACCTGCTGGACTGCCCGTGGATTTTCCGTCTCAAGTGCTAGTCCCGCTAACGCCAAGACAATATCAAACTGGTCCATAGTATGCCCCTTTCGCCACCCGCCATGCGCGACGATACGTAATGTATGCCGATATTGAAGAAAGAATGCAATAGGTGACGAAAAATATGATTGCATTCGCCGATGTGATGCGCGTTTCCATCTCTTTGATGCGTGGTCGCGGATGTTGCCTCGCTTTCGCTGGAGACGTTCAGGAAATGCATGGCGGTCACCGCCCGCGCTTGTCGACCACGGACCAGATCACCGAGCCGATGGTCAGAAGGGCGCCGATCATGGGCTCCACATCGGATGCCTGGACGTAGCCTTTGACGACCAGCGCGGTGCCAGCGACGGTCAGAATTTGGCGGATCAACGCCAGAATTGCTGGTTTCAGCATGGTGATCTCCTATTCAGATTTCGTTGGCGGTTGCGAGGAATTCGCCTGGCTTTATCGTCGGCAGGCGTTGCAGGCGGGGCGGGTAGGTTGTGGGCCAGCGCGCGCCAAGCAGGCGTGACTTGGCGATCCGGGCGATGGTGACGGCGTCGGACTGGTTGCCGCCCAGAACGTAGAAGTGCGCGTCGTCCTGGCCGATCGCGAAACCGACATGGCCACCGGAGCCCCGCGAGAAGATCAGCACAGCGCCGGTGTTTGGCTGCACCTCGCGGCCGAACAGCAACCAGTTGCGGGCCCAGTAGGGGTTGGTGCCCAGCACGCCGAGCAGCGGCTCTTCGGGCAGGGCGACGCGGATGCAGGTTTCGACGAAATCCCCACACCACGGGTTCTTTGACGGATCGCCCAGCGACCGGCCGTCGCGTTTCAGCCAATCCATCAGCCAGGACCGATCGCGGGCCTCGTGGCGGCCGAGGGCGGATTTCGCTTCGGTGATCCAGGGCAGCGGGCCGGGCGGTGCCACCGATGCCGCGCGGCCATTGGCTGCCAGCAGCGCTTTCATTGCCCTTGCGGTGCGAAGACCCCAGAGGCCATCGATGGCGCCGGGGGAATGGCCGAGTTTGTCAAGCCCGCTTTGGATCAGGCGGAGGGGATCGCGGGTATCGGTGTTCATGGCTTGGCTCCTTTGGCCCGTCGCCGGGCATGAAAAAACCCGCCTTTCGGGCGGGTGTGGGGTGGATCGGATTGGTGGGTGGTCTGATCAGTCGGTGCGGCCGCGCTGGAAGGCCTCGAACATCAGATCGCGCATCGCGCGAATGTCGGCCTCGATGCGTTCCAGCCGATCGGCATCGTCGTCGCGGTCCTCGGCGCGTTGGCGATCGGCGCGGTCGCGTTCGGTTGCCAGTTCGCGATCAAGCCGGGCCAGCATGGCATCGTTTGTGAAGGCGATACGCGTGACAGCTGCCAGTAGGGCGATGGTGCCGCCGACCAGCGCCGTGATCGCAGCAGTGAGGCCATGATCGCGGAAGGCAGCGCCAACCTCCTGCAGGATCGTTGTTTTCTCATCCATGGGGTGTCCTTCAATAATCGGTTTCGAGGTAGAGGCCGGAGCAGTCATAAGCGACGGCCGCGGCCGTGGCGCCGGTGTTCAGATAGAAGCGGGGCGAGAGGAACTGCGTGGTGGCGGGTAGATCGGTGGTGATTTCCTGCTCGAAAATTGGGCCGGTGACTTCATTCACCGCCCGGACCCAAACCGAACCGGCATTTGGCGCGGCGGCGACGTAGAGCGTCAACACCCCGCCGGTCGCAATGGCGAAGCTTGCGCCCATGTCGGTCAAGGTGGGTGCGCCAGTGCCGTCATTCGTCACCATTTGCCAATTGGAATGGGTGCCGCGCTGGAATCCGATACCGACGCAGTTCAGTACCGTGGCCAGCGTCAGCGTTGTGGCCAGTGCAGCGGTTGAGGCATAAAGACCGAAGAAGCCCATGCCTGTCGCCTGCAGGGTTGTCAGTGAGAGGCGTGTGACGAAGGTCCAACCGCCAAGGCCTGCCGCATTGCCTCGCCAGCAAGCCCAGCCCGCCGATCGCTGTTCTGCGACTGAATCCACCACCGCGGCCGATGTCAGACGCCAGCGTCGCATGCTGGCGGCAAGGTTGGTCGCGGCCAGCGTTGGCGTGGAAACTGTGCCGACCGACGTGATTGGCAGGCCTTCTGTGGTGATCGTGGTGCTGACTGACGGCGACCAGTTGGCGATCCGGTTCACTCCAAAATGCGGTTGCAGCGGGAAGTCCCGGCCTGACGGGCGCATGACATCGACCCAAGCCGCGCCCGCTCGATTGCGGGCATAGATTGCAATCTTGCCGGTCGGCGGCGGCGCAGGCGCCGCGGCCAGCCCCGGAAGGATGGTGGGCTGGGGCAGTTCGACCTGACCGTTGTTGCGGTCGATGGTGATCGCCTCATAGAAGGCCGAGCCGTCCGGGCTGACCTTAAAGCCGAAGTTGTCGCTGCCCAGCAGCCCGATCAGCGCCCGCGCGGAAAACCCGGTCTTGAACGCGAAGGCCGCGTCATTGGCTGGGGCGGCCTTGTTGACCGTCGCCTCGATACCGGCACCAGCATTGTTGAATAGCATGGCCGGGGTGTTGATCGAGAGGCGGTTGTAGCTGTCTGCCGTGGCGCCACCGAGGCCCAGCAATTGCGCGATGAGGTTCGCCTGCGGCATGCCGACCTGCGTTACGGCATTGGCAAAAGTCACCGTCGGCGTATTCACCACCGTCGTGCCGCCCGCGCCCGCTGCGACCGGGCCAATGTTCACGACTGTGGTCGATCCGGACGCGCCGCCGGTTCCAAGGTTCACGGTCTTGGTGATGCCGGTCGTCGTCGCACCTGTGCCCATTCCGTAAGTGGCAGACGTGGTGGCTGTGCCAATCGTGGCGGCCGCAGCGGATACCGTGACCGTTCCCGACGCCGTCAGGCTGCCGGAAAACGTCAGGCTGCCGGAAAACGTCTTGTTGCCCGTGAAGGTCTGGGTGCCCGCAAGGATTGCCAATTCGCTGGTGGTGTTGGGCAGGGTGAAAGTGCGGGTCGTGCCGGTAGTAATGCCCGACAGTTCGAACACCGCTTTCTTGGTCGGATCGGCATCGTCGGTCAGCGTAAAGGCGGTATCGGCGACGCCCGCCGCCAGCAGCGCCCCGATCAGGGAGGTCCACGACCCCGCGCTGAAGATCAGTGAAGTCAGCGTGGCCTCGTTCCATGCAAGCCAGCCGTCTTTCGGGGCATAGAACACCCAGGCCCCGTCTTGCCAGGCGGCGATCTGGGTGGCGCGCCCGGCCCAGAGCCCGGTCGGGGCGGGACTGATGATCCAGCGCTGGCCGTCGGCGGGCGAACTCGGCGGAGCAGACAAAGCCGCGCTCTTGACCGCAATCTGCACCAGCACATCGAGGAACCGCAGGCTCTCGTTCACCGTGACATGCTTTTGCGATTGGCTGGCCCCGAGGTAGGGCAACGCAAGGTTCGTGGATTGGCTCATGCCAAGGCCTCCAAGGTTCAATGTGAAAGGATCAGACGAGCGCTTCAGCGGCAGCGCCGCGGCCCAGCGCGCCGATCTGATAGACGCGGAACCGCAGGCTGGTGACCGGCCCAGCGAAGTCCGTCGCCTTCATCGCGGCGGTGTAGAGGAACGAGGGCACGGCGATGCCGGACACCGTCCGCACTATTGCCGCACCGTTGACGATTTCCAAATCATAGGCTTCGGTGGACTCGCCAAGCGGCACCTCGACCAGCACCCAACTGTCGCCACTGCTTGCCCGTGTGCGGCGCACCCATGTCAGCAGCATGTCGCCGCCGGGTTGCGGCACTCCGCGCAGCTGCGCCGGGCTGAAGGGGCGCAAGCCTCGGCCAGATGGCGTGAAGGCCAGTTGCAGGTTCAAGGGATCGGCCGCGGCGACTGTCGAGGGCCCGATCCGCCAGTTGGCTGGCAGGCCGACACCGCTTTCCGTGATGGCAACCGGCACCACAGCAGAGTTCAGCACCACAATCCGCGCCCCGGCCGGGGCGGGATTGGCTATTGCATCCTCAGTTCCGAACTGGCCGCGCAAGAGGTGGGTCAATTTCCAGCGCCCGGGGCTTTGCAGTGCCGCCGTGCCAAACTGGATGATTTCACAGATGCCGGGGGCGGTCTCGATGGCGAGGGGATTGCCCCCTGCCAGCAAAGCCTCGTCGTTCAGGCTGCTGAAGGTGCCCGAGGCCATATCGACCCAAAGCTCATTGCCATTGTCGAACCGCCAGACCGGCCCGGGATAGAAATCAAAGGCGAGCGCCCCGATCCGCGCAGGCTGGCCGACAGTGCCCATCGCGGTGAAACCGTCATTTGACGGGCTGCGCCAGATCAGCGCCGATCCATACCAGGGGGCGGCGAAGACCGCAGCATAGGGGCGGTGCGCCGGGATATCATCGGCCAGTTGCGGCAGGTTCATCAGGATCGCCGCTGGCGGGCCATAGACGGTTGGCGCGACGAAGGCAGGCGTGCGCTCGGGGCCGGGTGGCAGATCGTAAAGCGTCTGGTCGATGCGCTTGGCCTCAATGCGCCGCGCGCCGCCATCGGTGATCCGGGCCAGAACATAGTCGGGGGTGCGGCCATCGTGTTCGAGGCGGATCACGTCGGTCGGATCAAGTGCCAGGCGCGACGGTGGCAAAGCAAATGCCGCATCTTCTCGGCCGACCCACTCCTCATAAAGGGCCCGGCGGGCGGCCCGGTCCGCCAGAGCGGCGGGATAGACGATGGGGAATTGCTCCGTCCGCACCCGGGCGGTGTCGACGGTGATGCGCCGCGCCTCAACCGACAGCGCGCCGTAATCCTCGTCCGGCATCATCAGGCGCCATTTCAGCGCCCGGGGCAGTTCGGTTTCCTGTGCCCGGGTGAAACTGATGTCCTCGGCATTGCGCTCAGTAATCACCAGCGTTTCGGCGGCGATCTGGGCCACGGCGGGCCGCCCGCGGGGAACAAAGCGCAACTGCCCTCCGGTTTCCACAACGTCGAAGCCGTAGAATTGCGCCAAAGGCGCGATCGACGCCCGGGCGCTTTCGATGGCGGTGATGGCATACCCCGGCACGGTGGCGGCCAATTGGCTGACATCGATCAAATCCAGCGGCACACCGCCGGTGCGGCACAACTCCCGGACCAGTTCCGCCAAGCCGCAGCCGCCGATCCGGCCGGTCAGCCAATGCCCGAGCCGATAGTTGTCGATATCGGACCAGACATCGGATCGCACCGGGAACGCCGGATAGGGCCGGGCATCCCATGTCCAGATCGCGATTTCGGCGGCATCGATCATCTGGCCAGCGTAAACGCCGGACGCGGGGTTCTTGGCCGGGTCGTTCCAATAGGGATAGAGCGCTTCGATATAGCGGCGCTGGACCAGATCATCCTGATAGCCGCGCGAGAAGTAGGGCAGGAAGGATTCCGAGGATTTCGGATCATAAAAGACGTTCGGCTGGTTTGTGCCGCGATCGACGGCAGGAGCCCCGGCCTCGGTGAAGCGGACCGGTTTCGATTGCGGCACCCAAGCCGTGGGCGATCCGCTTTGCACCCCGCCCGGGCGGTTGAAGTGCTGGTTCTGCCACCAGCTGCGAATGTCCTTGGTCCGGAACACCCATGGCTTGCCATAGGCACCGTCGGTGACCGGAGTGCGCGTCTGCGCCGCGCGATCGGCATCGGAGGCATAGAACCAGTCGAACCCCTCGCCGCCTTCAATGTTCGACTGCAGATAGGGCAGGTCATAGATCGCGGGCACGCCCGCCAGGGCGTCCAGATGCTGATCGCCGTCACGCCAATCCGAGAGCGGCATATAGTTGTCGATGCCCACGAAATTGATGTTCGCGTCGGCCCAGAGCGGGTCGAGGTGGAAGAACAGATCATTGGTGCCGTCTTGCGGCTGGTGGCCGAAATACTCCGACCAGTCGGCGGCATAGCTGATCTTGGTCCCAGCGCCGAGAATGCTGCGGCAGGCGGAGGCTAGGCTCTGCAAGGCCGTGACCGCCGAATAGGCGCTGGCCCCCGATCGGATCTGGGTCAGGCCGCGCAATTCGCTGCCGATCAGGAAGGCATCGACGCCACCGGCCACCACGCAGAGGTGGGCATAGTGCAGCATCATCCGGCGCAAGCCCCAGTCGCTGGGCGATCCGGTCCAGGACACCGCCATGCCCAAAACCGAGAAATTGCCTGGCACCGCTGCCCCGAAAAATGCGGAAACTTGCGTCGCCGCTGCGCCGGTCTTGTCCACCGTGCCTGCGAACCCCGCAGCTGGCGAACAGGTGATCCGGCCGCGCCAAGGATATTTCGGCTGGCCCAGCGCTGCGGCATTGTTCGAATAGGGGTTCGGCAGCGTGTTCGCCTCGGGCACATCCATCAGGATGAACGGATAAAACGTCACCCGAAACCCACGGGCTTTCAGCTCCTGAATCGCCTGCACGACCGAGAAGTCGGAGGGCGTGCCACCATAAGCCGGGCTGCCGCTGATTTGCGACACGACATAGGCCGCACTGCGCGCCACCCCGTTCACCAGCCATAGCTTGGGCGCGGTCGCCTTTGTGGCAGATTCCACGCCCGGTCTGATCTGGCAATTGCCCGCCCGCAGATCCGTGCCGAACCATGCCACCACCAGTGACACCGACTTGCAGTTTGGTGCCGTCGCTTCCAGTTGGTCGAGCGAGGTCAGGAAATCGCATTGCCCGCCGCTGGAATTGACGTTCTCGGGCAAGACTGATCCGCCGCTGACAGTCCGGGTGATTGGCTCCGTGGCATAGATGAACTCGCCAGAGGACGGGATCATGTTCACCGCCGTCAAAAGTTGCTCGGCGCTGTCGGGCTCCTCGCTGGGCCGATACACCTCGAAGGACAGTTGCGGCAGCCGGTTGCCGAAGATGGCGAGCGGCAGGTTTTCGAACACGATATAGGCGGTTCCGCGATAGGCGGGAGCAAGCCCGGCACCCATCGTCGCCTCGATGAACGGGTCGGGCATCTGGGTTTCCGTGCCGCGGTGCAGCCGCCAGACAGCGCCCGGCACATCAAAAGCGCTGCCGTCGGCCCAGATACGACCAACGCCGCCGATCGGGCCGGTCGCGATGGCCACGGCGATGCTGGCAAAATAGCTGTATTCCTCGACGACGACCCCGCCACCGCCGCCCTTGCCGCCGCCGCCCTGGCGGGTTTCGGTGTATTCCTCGCGGAAATCGGTGGCCCAGATGATATTGCCGCCCACCCGCATCCGGCCGTAAATGCGCGGGATCACAGCGCCTTCGGTGGCACTGGTGACGCGCAATTCGTCCAGCCGCGCGCCTTCCTGCCGCTGATCGGGGGTGAAAGATGCGATGATGCGCGAGTCGATTGCCGTGCCGATCAAAGAGCCGATGCCACCGCCGATCACCGCGCCAGAAAGCCCAAGGATGCTGCCACCAAAGCCCGCGCCCAGCGCCGAGCCAATGCCGCCGAGAAGGATTGCTGCCATGGTGGTTTACTCCGGATAGAGAAATGCGAAGGCCGCTTTGCGCGCCCAGATCGGGCTCCACGGCTCTTCAATGACGCCCGCGCCCTCATAGGCGTGGATCAGGCCGGTCGCGCTGCGGATGCCGCAATGCTTGGCCGGGGCATTGCGGGCCATGCGGAAAAGGATCAGCGAGCCGGGCCCGGCTTCAGACACTGGAATTTCCAGCAGGAAGAGCCGGGCGGAATCGGTCAGCACTTCCTCGCCGCCCGCTTCGCCCCAATCGCGGGTGTAGGGCGGTGGAGTGACCGGTTCAGGCCCATGCAAATCGCGCCAGATGCCGCGCGCCAGACCGAGGCAATCGCAACCTGCCCCTAGAACGCTGGCCTGATGCACATAGGGCGTGCCGAGCCAGCATCGCGCTGCCCCGATTACAAGTTCAGGGAGGGCGGTCCTTCCAGAGATTGCGGTCATAGCGGTTGCCCCGAACTGCCGTCGCCCTGAGTGGGATAACGCACGATCGTGTCGTCGCCCGGGATTGCCGGGAAGCCGCGAAAGTTTACGCCGTTGCCGAATTTGGTGCGGCAGGTCGCGAACTGTTTGTCGCAGCCCGCCTGGATGAAAAACCCATCCCCGGGAGCGATCGCCCGCACCGGGGCCTCGATCAGGGTGATCTGTGCCAAGCCCGCCGCGACCCCGTGGATTGACACTTCGGCCCGCCGCCCGGCATTGGCACCGCTGGTCCATTCCACCCGGCCCAGCGCGAACCAATTCACCGCAAAACCGCCGAGACCCGCGGTGGTGAAGGTCCGATCGCTCGACACAGCTGCGACCGATCCGCTGCCGGAGTAACTGGGCGCTGCCAGATTGACCCCGCATCGCGTATCGCCCAATTTCGCGTCACAATAATACTGGTAGGTTCGCCCCACAGGCTGATTGAGGAAGTGGGTCAGCGACCGCACCTCGGCCACGAACGACTGTTTGCCGCGCCTGATCTGACCGAGATTGCCACGTCGCATCAGCACCCGCTGCGCGACATTCTCCCAGTTCACCCGCCAGACCTCAATTGCGGCATTGTCCCAGCGGCCGTCCAGAATATCGGTCTCGGTGATCCGGTCCGAACGCAGCGCGCCCTCGGCATCCTGGCCGTCGACCGAGAAATCAGCACTGGCGCGGATTTCCGATGCCGCAAATCCGGTGTCTGGCTCATAGGCCGTGCCCGCGATCATTAGAGTGCGATCATGGTCGGTGAAGCCGAAAACTGCGCCATCGGCCCGCTCAATGCGCCAGCACCACGCCAGCGTGGTGCTGCCATCGTCCAGATGGGCCTGCATACCGGCGGGCAGAAGTTTCATCGGCGCACCTCAATCAGGGGAATGGATGTTATCGAGCCCAGCCGCTCGAAATCGAGGGTGACGTCCAACGTGTCGGTGTCG